GATCCGGTGGACGCGCAGCTCGACTTTCATGTTGCAGAAACCGTCACGGCAACCGGAACCGCAATAAATGTGAGCGGAGTGAACACGGTCCTTATCCACGCGACCACGGATGGAAGTTGGGACAGAACCGCGACGCTCGACTTTGAGGCGGCATTAGGCGGTGGCCCACTTTCCGCTGTTAGGACCGTGCCTCATATAGCGTGGCAAGATCCTGCTTGCAGCTCGGACCAACCACCGACTGCTCGCTTCGCCAACCCGTCCATTCCAACGGTCTCAGGTAACCAGTGCGGTTATCTAGTAGACGTTCGCGGTTTCCAGACCTTGCGAGTTAATATGACCATCGCGGGCGGAACGGCTGGCACAATTTCTATTCACGGTCACGTTGTTAAGAACGGCGACGGCATCTGGAAGATGATGTCCTTAGCCAATTACGCGACAGACCTGGGCGGGGTTCCGGACTTCGGAACTTTGATCGTGGGTTTATCTCCTGCTGGAATAGGCGGCACGGCAGCGTCTCTACCAATTTCGAGAGCAGGGACGCACTCCTATGTCGCGGCTGACAGGGGTATCCCTTCTCACTTTATCAACAATGAGACTCAAGTAGTTATAAACGCGAGCGCGTTGGGGTATCTGCCCGCTGCGGTAGATGCCGAAGCAAGACAGATCATGCTTCTCTCTCACAATTCTGCGCTGTCTACTTCCGCGAGAGCGACCCAGGCGGAGGACTCTGCTCACGCCTTTGGCGCCATCGGTATGCTCGACCTGGGTATTACTAACGAAACCTTCACCACGATGGTCAGCGGAGCAACAGACGACTATGTGGGTCCAGCGAGAAACCGCGAAGGGCAACAGCAAATGACCCTCCACTATTCCACGCGGTACACTGGAGCAGCGCAAGTTCCGAAGCTCGAAGACTCACCAGCGGGCAACGGTGATCAAGGGCTTATCATGTTCGGTCGAAGAAATGACAACCGAGCTACCGGACATATCGGAGCGGACGGAGACATGGGCTTGATAGCTCTCACCGAGCAAGGCGAAGTGTGGATACCGCACACCGGCGCTGCTTTCTTTGCTATCACTGATACGGCAATTGCCGCAGCGTCGCAAAATTTCTCTTTCGGCTTTACTTCAAAGAAAGTTTTTATTTCTGCGCCGGCCACCAATAGCGATGGCGTTTGCATTGACCATGCAGGCGGAACGGCTGTTTGTCCCTCAGCGGATACGGCAGGTGACGATGTGCTGGAACCAGGGGAGTCAATATCAATTGACGAGCATGCAATTACTTCTGTCAGCGCTATCTCGGTGAGTGGCACGAACACGATAGTCATTAGGGCGTTCAATTAAGGGGTGCCGATGAAAAATAGAATTTTAATTCTTATCGCGCTCGTTCTTTTTGTCTCTGCGGGAATGTGGAGCTTGGTTTATTCCGGAGGGGTCCAGATCAACCAAACGCCGAGCATTGTTGACGACGGAACTACGATCAGCCTTAACAAAAGCGTAGAAGGCTTTTTTGCGGGTGCAAATAGGATACGAATTGGTTCACCTCTCGAAATGGTAATAACTAGCGGTGCGCCAGCAACGCAAGCTGGTGCGAACCTCGATCTCGACGCACAAGATGGCGGTGCTTGTTGCGCGGAAGGTTCAGCCGTTAGTGGTGGTGGAGTTTTTATAACTGGTGGCGTAGGTGGAGCAGGGACAGGGGCAGCGGTTTCCGGTAATGGTGGGCAAGCAAACTTAAGAGGTGGTGCAACGGGGGCCGATGGTGGAGCAGGTCAAGGTAGCGGTGGCAGTATTACTCTCCAGGGTGGGGCTGGTTCTACCTCCGCCACTCGTGGCAATGTAAGTTTCATAGCTGGAAGCGGCATAAGTTTTCGTATCAATGACACGAGCAGTTGGCAGTTTAACGCTACGAACAACTTACAACCAAACGATGATAGCACTTATGACATAGGCACAAGTTCACTTCGACCTAGGGTAATTTATGGTGACGCTTTCTCGGCTCAAAATACGGCAACGGCTCTCGGTGCGGCAGCAACGACCTTCGCAGCTCCAACGAGTTTTAACACTGTAACTGGAGACGGAGGTGGGAACACCATTGCGACGATAACCGGAGCAGTTATCGGCCAAACCTTATCCCTCCTTTTCGTAGATGCCCTGGTCACGATCACCGATGACGATACCCACGCAGCGGACTCGGTGGACTTGAGCGCAGCGTTTACGAGCGCTGACGATACGACGCTGACTTTACTTTATGACGGGACGAGCTGGTATGAGACTTCACGCTCTGTTAATTAGCGCCTTGCTGCTCTTCGCTTCGAGCGCTCTTGCTCAGCAAAGGGCGAAGAGCTGCGAGCAGCTTAAAGACGAGGCCGTCAACCGCATAGCGATAGTCGAAAGGTCGCGTCAGGATATAGAAAAGCTGTTCGCCAATTTGACGACCACGGCGCTAGGCCTGGACAGGCAATTGGCTCAAGTCCGGAGGGAGCTGCAATTGCTCAAAGACGCGCAAGCGAAAGCAGAGCAAGAGAAGAAAGAGAAAGTAGAGAAAGAAGCGGAAGCGGACGCAGTTCCGGAAGCGCCTAGTGAAGTGGAAGCTGGAAAAGCTGAACCGGTGAAAGAGGAGCAAACGCAATGACCTGTAGCTATGACAATACGCTACCGACTGAAAAAGACCAGGTGCGCTTTCTCATTCAAGACACCGACTGCACCAACAATATCTTTGAAGACGAAGAGATAGCGTGGACCCTCACGCAAGAGGCCAATGTTTATATGGCCGCAGCGTGCATGCTTGATACGGCCGTCAATAAAAGCACCGGAGCGCTTACCTCAAAGAAGGTGGGCGACCTTTCTCTCTCTTTCAGCGTTTCGGAAATTCGACAGCGCATAAAAGACTTGAGAGCAAAGGGCAGAAGTCGCTACGAGCTTCCGAGCAACCCGTCAGAATTCAGAGATAGGAAGCGCGAGCATAGAGAGGATACCGACCTAGTGGCACCTTTCATCACGCGAGAAATTCACGACATTGACCAGCTCCGCGATGATAGGGAGGACCTGGAGGAGGCAAAATAATTGCCGGGCATTGCTGACTTTGCAGACTGCATGCCTACGACCATCACCATTGAAACTTTCGCTTCAAGGGATGGTTACGGAGAGCGGAGCTTTGGCGCTCCGACTCCCGTTCTATGCAGGCTGCAAGAGAAGACGGAGCGCGTCACCATTCCGAGCGGAGAGGAAGTCCTGGCCCGGGGGCGCGCTTATCTAGCAGAAATAACCGGCGTAACGGTTGAAGATAAGATCACGCTACCCGATGGGACGACTCCGGAAATTCTCGCTGTGCCGAAAGTGAACGACGAGAGCGGCCCACACCACGAGGTTATAATTTTTAAGTAATGGGCGCACCGATAAAAGTAAAGGTTATCGGCTTGAAGAAAGTCGAGCGCGAGCTAAAACGCTTGGGCAAGAGGGGACCAAAGCTGCTCGGCTCTGCTTTCTTTCAGATAGCGGAAGAGATCATAGGCGAGTCGAAAGAAGCGCATGTGCCAGTTGATACGAGCGCTCTAAAAAATTCAGGCTTCGTCGAGATGCCTCAAACAACATCGGGTGGTGGCGTCTTCGTTGAAGCTGGTTTTGGTGGGCCTGCGGGGAAAGGGAACCTGCCGCCCACTTCAAATAAAAAGGACGTTGGCTATGCGCTCATTGTTCACGAGAACACGCAACTTCAGCATCCCCGTGGGGGACGAGCGAAGTATTTAGAAATTCCCTTTAACCAAGCGAAGAGCCAAATTGACAGAAGGGCCGTAGAGCTTATGCGTATCCAGGAGCCGCTGTTTAAATAATGACCATGCTGGATGAAGTGGGCGCACTTATCGACGCGAATTTTCCGCTGACGCTCGCCACCGATCTTTTTTTAGGTGACTCGCCGATGGGTGGACCGGATAGCATGGTCACTATAGTGGAGACTTCGGGGCTTGCGCCTCTTTTCGCGCACGATATTTCCGGAGTGAATGTCGAGCAACCGACGTTTCAGGTCTATTGCAGAGCGAACACTTATGTAGCAGCGCGAGCGCAAGCGGAAGGAATTTTTATTCTCTTAAACCAACAGGTTAACACCACGCTAAGCGGAACATTTTACCCAAGGATAGCGTCGCTGCAAAGCCCTTTCTCCATAGGTCGAGACGATAACCATAGGGCGCAGGTGGTTTGCAATTACGGGGTGCGGAAGGGTCTGACTTAAATGGCCAGGCAAACCCATAATGTTCAAGAGCTGCTTGGTTCAAGGAATGACTATTCTGCGGTCAACGCTGCGCGGTTCTCTTTGCAGTCAGCGGATGTGGTCAACAAGGAAGAGTTTCAGGTTTCGAGAGGCAGGCGCAAGGAAATTTTAGTCGTAAACAACACGGACTCAAGCGCTCATACGCTGATAATAGAAACCGTTCCGGATCCCTTCGGAAGAAAGGCGGACGTGGCTTATAACCTGCCACCAAGGAGCTTTCATTCCTTCGGTCCATTCGAGACCGTGGGCTGGCAGCAACCAGATGGTAAGCTGTATTTTGAAGCGGACGACAGCTCCGTGCGCTTCGCGGTTCTTGCCGTAAGATAGAAGGAGGAAAAAAATGCCAAGGATAACACATACAGCTCAAGTGCCTCTCGGTTCAATTGGTGACTATTCCGTGGCGGACGCAGCGGACCTGACTTTCTTAGCTGCGGATGTTGCAAACATGGAGCAGACGGCGCTCACCGGAAAGGAAATGATCGTTGCTCGAAATGTGGGTGGCGGGCCATTTCTGATCACGGTGACCAGCGTGAACGATCCCTTCAACCGGACGGGAAACGTGACGGACTATTCGCTCGGAGCTGGGGAGTTCGCTATCTTCGGACCCTTTGACCGGACGGGCTGGAGGCAAGTGGATGGAAACCTTTACTTCGAAGCAAACAATGTAGCGATAGAGTTTGCAGTGGTGAGGTTGCCTTAATGCCCAGGGGAACGCAGCAAATATTACCGCTGCCGTATTGCGAATAAGGTAACGCCTATAAGAATTAGGAGGTAAAAAAATGACTCTAGCTCTAGACGCCTATGGAACCCTGCTACAGCGCGGTGATGGTGGCGCACCCGAAGTGTTTACCACCATTGCTGAGGTGACGGACATAAGCGGTCCGACGCTTGCGCTCGACCCTCTCGACGTAACGGCTCACACTTCGCCCGCAGCTTTCAGAGAATTTATCGGTGGTCTGCTCGACGGCGGTGAAGTAACATTCACCATTAACTACGTGCCTACGGACAGCACCCACGATAACAGCACGGGTATTCTCTCTGACCTTGCGGGTCGGGTGACAAGCAATTGGAAGCTCATTTTTCCGGATACCGGAGCAACGGAGTGGACCTTTGCTGCTTTTCTGACAGCCTTCGAGTCAACCGAGCCCGTCGACGATAGGCTGAGCGCAGAAATAACTCTCAAGTTGACAGGCCAACCCACCTTGGCGTAAAGGAGTAGCCAAGGAAGGGGGTTCCTATGGAACCGAGAGCTGTCAAGAAAGTATCGTTGGTTCTGGACAAGGAGCGCTATATGCTCATTGACTGGAACGCAATGTATCTAGTCGAAGAGAGGTTAACGCAGCGCAGGAACAGCAAGGAGTGGGTGTCCTGGCAAACGCTAGGCGACGTTACCAAGCTGAGCATTGCTGATATGCGGACCGTGATATGGGCGGCGCTCATTCACGAAGATAATGCCCTAAAGGAGCATGACGTCGGCTCGTTCGTCCATTCCGGTAACATGGACTATGTCTGCGAGAAACTAGCCGAAGCCTTCAACCAGTCAGGGGACGAAGACGAGAAAGAGGAAGGTAAAAAAGAGAATGGCGCGGACCCTTTGGAAGAGGCCGGTGGCTGACCGTCTGGGCCATCGGTCGTTATGACTTAGGGTTAACAGACGAAGAGTTCTGGCGCCTCACTCCGAAAGAATTTAACGCGCTCCTTGATCGGTGGTACCTTGACCAGCAAAGGCAAGACCTTAGGACAGCGATATTGTCAGCCATCGTGGGGAATTTGTTTTTACAAAAGGGGAAAAAGCCCTTCCAGCCAGTAGACTTCATGAGTTTTAAGGGCGACCCACGCACTGGCACGACAGAGAAGAAAAAAATGTCGTGGCAAGATCAACTCAAGTGGGTTGTCATAGCAAACAATTTATTCGGTGGAAAAGACGAGAGGGCCAAAAAGACCTGAGTGAATTCGTATGGCTACTGTTGGTGACGTAAGAGTAAAATTGTCAGGCGACGCGCGAGCGCTCCAAGGCTCGCTCGCAAGAGTGACGAAGTCGATGAAGAAGTTCGGCTCCGTTGCTCTTCGCTCTGCGAAAATAGCCACTGGAGTTTTCACTGGCATAGGCGTGGCTGCGGTCAAAGCAGCGACCACCATCGACGGCGCACAAAGAAAAATTCAGGTCGGCACTGGCGCTACTGGTAAAGCACTTCAGCGCTTAGAGGGAGACTTCCGCGTAGTTTTTGCTGGCGTTCCGGACTCTGCGGGTAGCGTAGCGGACGCAATGACGAGCCTGACTACCATTCTCGGCTCGACTGGTAAAGAGCTGCAAGGCTTAACGGAGAATGTTCTAGACGTTTCACGGCTCACGGGAACAGACGCCGCAAATAATTCACTCGCCTTTGCGCGAGCAATGAAAGGCTGGCAGAAGCCGGCCACGGATGGGCGGTTAGTTCTCGACAAGCTCTTCCGAACAACGCAGCTCAGCGGTATTGGTTTTAGCGACTTACTCAACACCATAAACGAATATTCAGTCGTCTTGAGAAACGCCGACCTGTCGATGGAGCAGAGCCTTGACCTATTCGGCAGGCTCTCCACCGTTGGTATTTCCGTTTCTCGCATCATGCCAGGCTTGAACGCAGCGTTCCGGAATTGGGCGGCCGAGAACAAGAATATCCAGCAAGAGTTAAAACGTACCATCGACGAAATAAAAAATTCAGAAACCAGAGTGAAGGCTATTGATATTGCCACCAAAGCCTTCGGAGCTGAAGGCGCGCAGCGCTTAGCGGACTCCGTGCGCAACGGAACCTTTGCGCTCGAAGGTCTGGGCGACGCGCTCGGAGATGCAGACGGGAGTATTCAGAAGTCCAAGGACCTGACTTTCTCGCTCGGTGAGGAATTCGGCAAGCTAAGAAATAAACTCGTGCTCGCCATAGAGCCTATCGGTAGAGCGTTCATTGAGCTTTTCAAGCAAACGCAACCGGGTATAGCCAGCTTCATTGAGAACATGGGCGAGAAAATGCCCGGTGCCGTGGTCGCAGCGATCAGAGGTATAGGTAGCCTCATTATGACCATGGGCACACCAATGATAAAAATATTTAACGAAGCGCAGATAAAAGCAAAGCAGCTCGCCATTGTATTTTTGGACGTTGGCAAAACCATCCTCGGGGTATTGGCAAGGCTTCCGAAATTTATCATTGGTGAGGAAGCTGCGGAAGGCTTCAAGCGCAACATTCAGGCAGCGGAGGTGGCCATTAAAGGTCTTGAGCAGAGCATTGTAAAAGACAGGCAAGAGATAGAGGGCGCGGCCGCTAAAACTCAGGAATGGGCTAATGTCGTGGATGGGTTCGCTACCAGGCTAGATGGAGTGCTGCAAGCGCAAAAGAAGGCCCGTGAAGAGGCAGCAAACGCCACTGAGCAGGTTAAGAAAACAAACACGGAGACAGACAAGCTGAAAACCAGCACGACGCAATTTGCTGGCACTGTGACCGTCGCTGGACAGAAAATTGGAGTCGAGCTGAACGGGAACTTAAAAAACACCTTGGAGCTTGTTCGTAAAATAAGAGTGGAAGCGCAAGCCGCAGCCGCAGCGGGAGGAGTAGCCTAATGGCATCTATCCGTGATAATTTAATGAGGTTTAATTTTAGTTTGCAAGAAACGCTTGGGCTGGTTCGAGAAGTCAACCGGAAAGAGCCGCTAGTGCGGTTCACCTCGAAGACGGAAAAGACGCTGGAGGAAGAGTTGAAAACGTCAAGGCTCACCACAAACGAAGAGTAGATGTTTGCTTTTAATATTTACAACACCGACAACACCGACCCGGACTTAGCTACGGGCTTGACCCGGTGGGGGCCCGACCCAATTTCCGGAGAATATGACCCGCGCTTCGAGTGGGAAGGCAGAGGCAGTCACGTCATAACGCTTGGTGGCCCACCTGGTGTTGCGAAAGGCCGCAAGCACCAGGACTCCGGCCTCTTCATTCAGGATAGAAAAATAAGAATTGCGGGAAGCGACATGTTTGAAGTGCTGCGCTCGGAGCTGCAAACGAAATACGAAGCGCTCGACACGGAGTATCATTTCACGGATGGGCTAGGGGAGGTTTTCAAGGTTCGCTGGAGCAGACGGCCAAGGGGCTTCAATGCAATTTTGAACACGCCGTTATATGCGACGGGCATAATGACGGGCTTTCCGCCGAGCGAAAAATACCGGCGCTTTACTTACGAAGTCATGTTGTGGATAATTTCACAAGAAGTCTGAGGTTAGGGAGTTGAATGGCGACGGAGTTTGTAGAAGTTCTTTTGGATGGGTCCTCTATCCTGGACAACATCGTCAATTTCCGAATTCAGCGCAACAGGAATATGGCGGTGGACTCCGTCACGCTGCGCCTCGCTGACTTTTCACTTTATTCTCAATTTGACTTTGCGCTGATACCCACCATTGAGCGTATCCACGTCGGCACCTCAACCGGCACACCGAAGACAGACGGCTCAACTTCCGGCACTCCCACCTTCACTTCTGCAAGCTCTGACTTTACGGCAGAGGGCGTAACCATAGACGACCTTATTTTCGTTATCAATTCCACCGTTGCTGCCGATATAGGCGGGTGGGAAATTGTTTCCGTAGGCACCACGACTCTCGACAGCTCGCATACCTTCGGCTCAGCTTCCACCATTGAGTTTATTATCCTAAAGAACCAAGGAAAATTCTTCGTTGAGAAACCCGACGTTATTGAGAGCGACAAAGATATTGCCATCCCCTCTCTTTGGGGCCGCTGCGGACTGGCAAGACTGACTGACCCTTTCGTGGATAAGCTGACCAAAACCTTTCCGAGAAAAAGAAACTTCTCCGATATAGTTTCCGAGCTGGTAGACGAAGCGGGGATGGACTCGTCGAAGGTAATTATTGACATTGACGACTTCGTGGTGCCGGGCAACTTGCTCACCATTTCGAACCAGCTACCGCTTGATGTGATAACAAACCTGGTGCGGAAGACGAACGGCTACGTTCGCTGTCAGAAAACCGGGGACCTGCATATCAAGAAAGACTTTTTTCACTTTGGCAACGAGCCTATCGCCCAAGCCCTGGGCGACGACGAAGTGCGCACGCTCAATGAGCGGACGGACTATCCGGAATTTGGTAACCGCGTTCTTGTTCGCTCGGTCACTCCGGAGGCGGCCCAAGACGTTAGGGTATCGCTGACGCTTGATACGCCGTGCACTCGCGGCGACGGACGCTCTCCGGTTCCAGCTCGTGCAGTAGTCACGGACGCAAGAGGGAACCCCGTTGCCAATGGCACGGGCGTTGAATGGAGAATTACCGCATCGGATGGTGTGCCTATCGTTTTTACATTCGCTCACCTGAGGACCCTGACCATTACGCAGGAAGAGGTTATCGTTAATGAAGAAAAAAGAGCGAGCAGTATATTCACCGTAAGCACCGACTTTCCCATCGTTGATGTGCTTGGCGTCTATCTGAAAATGGACACCTTGAAGCTAACCAATTTTTTTACTGGCGGTAGCTTTACTGCATCTTCTATTACGCTTGGAACGGTGCTGCCTTTCTCCAACCAGCTCCTTTTTGTGGACTATATCGCTGGTGGCATAGCAAGGAACCAGGTGCGGTCTTTTGCTGGAGCACCGGAGAATACGGTTAACTTTATTAACGCCTTCGTTGGAAGGATCAGAGATACCCGCACGCTATGTATCAACAACAACCGCAACATATCGCTGAGCTTAACCGCTGACCCTTCGGAATTTAACCTATGCACTGATGGGCAGCCCTCTTCGATCATCACGGCACTGGTCAGAGATAATGGGCAGGTAGGGCAAAGGATCGGCGTAAATTGGAGCCTCATAGGGCTGGGTACTCTTTCGTCCGCCTTCACGATGGTCAGAACTCAAACTATCGACGCAGAGAACCAAACTTCCGAAAACCTTTTCACTGTAAACACTAGATACGAAATTGCCTCAGTCACCGGGGTGTGGCGAGCCGATGAGGGCAAGGGCGGCACTAACCTGTTCACGCACTCCGAGGACCGGACGGGCACCTTCGACGGAAAGAAGATCATTTTAGGAACAAACCTTCCGTTTAACCGCGAGCGCGTCTTGATAGAATACGAAGCGAAGAGCATTACTCAGGTCACTTACACTTCACCCGCTGGGCAGACAGGACCCGCCGTTGCTCAGATCGTTGCAAAAATATACGACGGCACGCAGCTTGGTATAACGGAGGTAGAGGAGATACTTCTAAATTTTAGATGTGATGGTCAGAATGTGAACCCAAACACGGGCCTTCCGAGTGAGAGAGAAAGCAGCGAACCCAACTGTGAAGCCTCAACCGCTGCCGCAGTTTCTTGTAACTTAGGCAACGATGGGTCTCCGGAAGCACTAGCAGCTTTCACCCAATGCGTCTGTGGTTTTCTAACGGGGGGCGGTGCTTGCGGTGACACCGACGAAGACTGCCGGCAGATGTGCCAGAATGACTACAACGCAAACCAAGGAAGGAGCTCTCTGCTCTGCGATACCGAGTCTGCCGATGAATTCTGCAACCGAGAGACGAGGCTCGTTAGTATTGCAGCGAAGCAGGACTGCCTTTCCGAGCATAACGCTTCAACCGTGGACGCCTGCGTTGAGCGCTGCCTTGATCACGAAATACCGGAAGAGGATGTGGACGAGCTAAAGATAACACCAGCGAACCCTATCATGGACTGTGGAACCGGGGGCGCCATCACGTTGCAAGCGGAAGGTGGGGCGCCTCCTTATACCTGGAGTATCGTAGCGCCGGAAGGATCCCCGGTGCTCAGCGTTGGAGGACAGGATGACTCCTTTGCCACGATCAGCCCTCAACCCGATGCCTCCACGCTACCGAACAACTTCAAAGCGTATCACCGGAACATGGTCGTCCAAGGGTGCGGTCATGGGACAGGGTCCTCTCACGCTCAAGTCGCTCAGGTTTGCTTCGTAGCTTGCGGTCCGAGTGGCGCTGTTCCCGACAGTCGGCTCGGCTGCTCGACTATCACTCCGGCAGTAAATATCCAGGCCGTTTTCACCGAGAACCCGGTGACGGGATGCACGGGCGGAGATAATTGCGCGAACCATATCGGTCACTGCCAAGGATCGAACCCAGCGCTTTGCCCCCCTGCCACAAACCCGGGCGTTGCCCCTGGAGTGTTTACCATCGACTGTAGTTTTATCACCTTGCAGGACTTAACCGTTGGGTCGGTATTAGAAGACTTGATCTTTGCAAGCGGAGCAATAGACGACCAGCGCTCGCCCGCTGATATTGCCAACGGGTGCGTCCCTTGCGGTCTCGCGTTTGAAGGGGCAGTGGTTACAGTAACGGACTCGGTAGGGTCTGAGGCTGTGGCCACGATAACCACTGAGAACTAGAATGGAGGCAACTAGATCGCTGGAACCCGAAAGAGCACGCGGGGTGATCCTTGAAGACTCAAATGGAATTAGAAGAACGATCCCTTCCGGAAGCAAGGTCAAGCCACCCAGGAGACCGGACGAGCGGATAGTAGGGGCAACTCCGCTTCCGTGGCAAAAGCTCATACTTAAAATATGTTCCCATTGTAAGCAGAAGGGCGTATTTGAATATACTTGAACGGGCAAAAGGATAAGAGCTTGCAGGTTCTGCGGGCAGAAAAAAATTCTGATGAATTCCAAAGAGCGGGGTAACGGTCATGCGCACGGCTAAAGTTTTTATAGGAGCAGCGAAAGGGCTACAGAATGAAATAAACCAGATCGTTGACACGCTCGGAAATGAGCTGGTGGACGTGCGGTTAACTGCGGAACCGAGTCAAGGGCAAAGCGCTGTCGTCGCTGTTATTATCTACGACAAAAGCTGAGGTATTTATGGGTTATCTCGTCAATGACAAACGCGGTGGCGGCGGACCGCTGCTCGAATACGACACCGTAGCATGCAAGCACTGTCAGGCGGTGATCAAAGTTGAGCACGGAGCAAAGAGCGGAGCTTGGTGCAACCTCTGCTTTGGTCCGGTGTGCAATACGGACCGCTGCGCGAGTCGCTGCTCGCCGTTCTTCAAAAAGATAGAAGAGAAATTGAGACAAGCAGCTCTAATGAAAGCAATGGGAATAAATTAGGAGGGTAAAAAAATGCCTAGATATTTTGGTCACGTTACCAAGACCCCTAACCTCGCTCAAGACAATTACGCTTTAGAGGCGGCGGCGTCAGAAAGCGGAAAGATCACCGAGGTTCGCTTTAGCAGCGCCGCAACTGGTGGTGGTGGGACTTCGATGAATACCGAGGTTAGTCGGACCAACGGTTCCGGAACGGTGCCCGTGCTCGGAAACGTTCAGAAGGGCCACCCCAATAACGACGCAAATAAAATTGACTTCGTGACGGGCTGGACCAGTCAACCAGTTCTCGACGCGGGCGCTTTGCTTCAAGAGGAATGGCTTTCCGCTGGTGGTGTAGTGCGGTGGCTTGCTGGACCGGACGAGGAGTGGATAATTTTAGGAGCGGAGCAAATTAGTTGCCGGGGCATCGCGGGCACGGCGGTCTCATCTTATAGGGCGGTATGGCACGAAGACTAATAGATGAGCGACGAGCGACAATACGAAACTCGGCACCCAGGGTGGGCGAAGCGACGAAGGCAATGGGAAGTTGCACTCGACAACTTCGACCGTTCTGGGCTGGCGTTCGTTCCGCAACCATCGACCGTCATTATCAAGGGCGATACCGACTTTCAGATCCTCAAGAAAATATATTTCAAGGGGGACACGAAATTCGCTTCGAGCGCCGTTTATATCAAGGGCGATACCAGTCTCATTGCAGAGCGGACAACGCTTATCAAAGGCGACACGAAATTTGCGACCTTCGCTGTGTATTTCAAGGGCGACGCTGCGCTCGCAGAGAATATACCGCTTCCGAACCTTGGAGAGAACCCACCCTCGACGAAGCCTGGGGCTATTTCGCGGTTTTGGCTCCAAATAAATTCAGTAAAGAAAGACGTTACCTAACAAGGAGTTAAAAAATGGCAATACCATTTCGACCCGTAGGCATCGGTCAGGTCGCAGCGAAAAATGTTTTCAGGATATCTTTCGACGAAGCCCTCTCGCAAATTCCGGAACTTCACGCGTGGGACGACTTCAACCTCAATACCGTAGCGAACAAAGTTTTCACCGGCACCACCACGAACACTTTTCTTCCAATGATCGGCGCTATTGGTTTGACCGTTGCACCCGCAGCAAATTGGTGGCCCGTCGCTGCGGTAGCTGGAGCCGCCGTGGATGTTGCGAGCAGACTAATAGGAAACACCGGTTTTATCTTGCTCGACTCATCGGCGCCCGCAGCGGGTGATGTATTTTTCAACTTCGACTTTTCTTTTCCGGACGATGTTCTGCCCGGTGACACAATGGCCTTCGTCGTTGAGTTCCGTTATATCTTCACCGGAGCGACGCCCACCGTTACTCTTGCTGGAAATGACGGAGGCAGCGAAGCGTCGCCCATTTGGACGAACTTGGTCACGGCCGTGGGTGGAGTGCCAGGGGTCGCTTCCGTGCTGCGACCTTCGGATACCGGTGGCACCGGTGTTGGTGACGTGGTGACAATTCCAACATCGGGCGAAATATTCCCCGACGAAATTTTCGTAACGGCGGCGGTTTAATATGTGGATGCTAAAGACGAAGGACGGGCTTGAAGTCACGGAGCGTGAAGTGAAGTTTTGGGATAACCTTCCGAGCGATATTGAGATAACGGCGCTGGCAGTTTCGATACCGAGAAATGGAGCGAAGCCTTACACGGTAGAGGTGAGAGACTATGAAGAGGTTTGTGTTGGTAACATAGGCTCAGCGGTCCCTGGTGCGGGCAACCGGATAATAGGCTTTGTAATATTTGCCGTGGCTAGAGACCACGTGACTGAATTTTCGATCTATGCAGACGGTATCCGGATGAAAGGATACTCGAGGGACCAGCTAACACTAAGACCGGAAGCTCTCAGGCGTATGGTGACGTAATGGCACACGAAGTCGATGACTGGAACCTAAACCCGAACCAGCGGTTCTTCGTGCTGCTCACCGAGGACACCGTGGGCATTACGGGAACCTTCGTTGATATATACAACACAAAAGCGGACATGGACGCTGCTATTAACCGCGTCGCTTTCGCCTTGGCACCATTCGGGGTTGCAGTAAATATATTGCTAACGGAGGACACGACGGAACCATCGTCGGGTGAAGCCATCTCGAAATTTAACGCCGACCTTTCATATCACTTGAAGGTCACCGGGCAGGTTGCGGACGGGATAACGAAATTTCAGATAGGCCCCTTCACCGATCTACCACCGATAGAGGATGCCCTTTTGGTTTCGGAAGCAATGATACAGGCCCGGGCCACGCTAGAGCTGAATA